CTGGACAAAGATACCCTTCACGATGTCCGAGTGATCAAGGTTGACCGTGAGATCGCGTGCCAGCAGGCGCGTCACGCTCGCCGCGCTACCTGTCTGCACGCTTGCAGGGTCAGTGACGATCTCTGCCGGTGCATTGGCGAAGCTCGGAGCGGCAGTCTTTGGACCGTAGTTCAGGCGGCCGTCGCCATCAATCCAGTAGCGGTACTGCACATCGGCAATACCACCAGCCGCCTCTGCAATCTGATCGAGCGCGCTCTGAAGCGTCGTCGCCTTGAAGGTCTGCTTGCCAATGGTCTGCGCTGAGCCGCTAAAGACTGCGCGTGTAGAACCGCTGATCACGGCGGTATTCAGGATCTGTCGCGTGGTCGCGTCGTTGACCTGAGTATTGACTCGCGCCAATAGCGCGTTGATGTGGTCTCGATCAGTTGATGATGCGCCGCCCTGAGTGAATGAGTCTACGAATGAGGTCGCCTTGATGCCTGTCGTGCCGCTGCGAATGATGGTCTTCTGGAGCCAGCCGTCTGCATCCTCACAGGTCACGCTTGCGCGCGAGCCAAGGCCGTTCTCCAACAAGACGGCATCAATGCCGGTGATGTAGCCCAAGAAGATTGGCGTAGTCGCGCTATAGCGGCTATCAAAGAACTGCACGCGCGCATTGTCGTAGACCGCTCCTGAGCGCCACCACGGTCCTGCTACTGGGGTCTTAGTCTCAATCACATCGAACTGCATTGAGCCACCGTTGCCGTCGCCTGAGAGCGTCAGCGAGAGACTGCCCAGATCGACATACGGCGTAGTCAGCGCGCTCGGAGCTGGGAGCGTGAGCAGGTCGCCACCTGCCCCTGCGCCTGTGACTCCTGCGACGATCAGCGTGAACGGATTCGCCATTTAGCGACCGCGCTTGAAGGTGCCTGTTCGGTTGATCGAGTCGGTGACTACGGTGTCAACCTTGCCTGTGCCGATAAAGATGTTGTTGGTGGTTGCTGGTGGCGTGAATGTGCCAGAGGTCACTGCGTTGGCAAGATACGGCGAGTATCCGGCGGAGGTCGTGCCAGCGCGGCCGAGATTTGCATTAGCCGCAAACAACTTCTCTAGAGCAAACACGATCGCATCAATGGTGATCTTGAGCGCCTGGAGGAAGATCTTGAGCGGCGTGAGCGCGATGATCAGCAGGTTGGCAGATCCATCAGCGCCACCGAATACCTCAAACAGCGCGCCGAGCGACTCGCCTAGGGGCGCAATGCCATTGTCGATCAGGTCTTGCAGCACTGGAGCCACCGCGTTGATGATGCTCTCAAAGATCGGCATACCTGTCGTGGCAAGCCAGTCAAGGAACTTGTTGACGGTCGGCAGCAACTTGTAGCCGAGTTCCTCCATTGTCTCGTTGAACCTGACCTGCGAGCGTGCAAACTTGCCGCTCGTGGAGTTGGCGATCTCTGCGGCCGTGCCGCCGTACTTGGCGGTCGCGGCAGTCAGGATGTCCTGAATCGTCGCGCCCTTCTCAACCGTGATGCCAAGTGCCTTCAGTCCACGAGTCGTACCCTGCGCGCCCTTGCCGAGCGTGGTCATTACTTCTGCAAGATCCTGACCGGTGACGGCGGCAATGTCTGCCGCTACGGCGTTCGCCTGTAGGAGTGTCGCCTGATCAGTAAAGAATCGTGAACCGACCTCTAGCCCAGCGCGCACCTGATCGTCTGCGATGCCGAGCGCGCCCATTGAGAGGATCTGCTCTTTGATCTTGTCGTTGAGATCCTCAGTGAACAGACCGCGCTGCTTCAGTGCAGCATTGAGCAGGATTGTCTGACGCTCGTCATCTGCTGCGCCCTTGACTGCGACGGCTGCGAGTCCTGCCAATGCCGTGCCGAGTGCGAGCGATCCTTTGGCAATGCCGCTGAACGCGCTGATACTCGTTCGGCGCAGCTTGCCCATTGAGGTGCCGATCTTGCCAAGCGGCCCAGTAGCCTGGTCTTTGGCTTTGACGACGAAGTTAGCAGTCTGGTTGGCAGCCATCAGCGTTGATTACCCCTTCTGAATCTCAGGATGGTGTTGCGGAATGGCTCGTCATTGAAGTATGCGGCCACCGTCTTACTGTATGACTCTACCGCGCGGTCGATGTTGGAGCGCTGCTTTACCACTTGCTCTACGAATGGTCGCGGCGCTACGCCTTTGACCGCAAAGGTTCCGTTTGGCGTGGTGCGTCGATTGCCAGTACCGCCGACCACGAGCCAGCCGTAGAACACTCCCTTACGCCCACCCTTGATACCTACGACGGCGGCAGGATTGTTGAATCGCGCCTTGCGCGCGAGCACCTTCTTGCGAAGGTTGCCGGTCGTACCGCGTGGTGCCTTGTCGCGCATCGGCTTCTGCAAGGTGCGCGCGGCGTTGAGTGTGGCGAAGGTCATCAACCGCTTGAAGGCTGATGGGTTTGACCCCTTTAGGAAGCCAAGTCGCAACTGGTCATAGCCCTTCTCGAACTGACCCTCTACGACAATCGCTGCTGGCATTACTTCCCTTTCGGCTGCATCTCCGCGTGGATCATCCAGTGAAGCAGCACCTCGTCAATCGGAAGGCTCGCCACCTGCTCTGGCCACATCCCAAACTTCTCGCCCAAGATGTGAAAGATGATTTGCGGAGGAGGCGCTATGGATTGCCCAAGCGCCATCCGCCTAGCAGCGAGCCTTACTTGGGGTCCGGCTGGTTCGCCTTACCCCACGCCTCAAGCATCTGCGTCAGTGCGTCAATCGGTGCATCCAGCACATCGTCAACAGCCTTGCCATCAAGGCCTTTGAAGTTATGCGTGACCACCAACTTTGAGAAAGCAACCAGCGAGCGCTGGCTATCGCCTGACTCCAAGTCAAGCAGGATGCGCGCCGAGACTTGCTTTCGCAGCTCGGCAGTCCACCCTGCAAAGTCACCCTCTAGAGTGATCTTCACCGTGTCCATATGACCCTCCTAGCGCCGAATGGCGCTGCTATTTATGGCGCGACGCTGAGTGGCGAATCCACCACGATCTCAAGCGACTTGCCTGATGTCGTGTCATACGCCAGTCGGCAGGTGACCTCATTGACCACGACGCCATCCATATCCGCCTGGAGCGGAACGACATTCTCGACTTCCCACGAGCCAAGAATCCAGACGCCGTAGTTATCGGAGGTCGTGCCGTAGAGGCGCAGGAACTTCTGCGTCGCAATGTCGGTGATTGGGAATGAGGTGGTCGCCGCGCTGTTGCTGACGACCGTGAAGGTCAGCGTCGCATCGAGCACGCCGGTCAGTGCAGCCGTGGCTGCCGTCAGGCTGCCATCAAGCGCCGTCACCATTCCCACGCCAGTGGTCACCGAGAGGTTGAAGTTCATCACGCTGGCGAAGTCGGTTGCGCCAGTGCCGCTCTTGTCAGGGAAGTTCGTATCGGTGCTGAGCTTCATCAAGCGGCCAGCCATCATTGGATTCTCTGGCAGTGCCGTTGGGAAGGCGAGCGCCGACGATGTGACCGTGGTCGCAGCGAAGGTTGCGCCAACCTGAAGTAGACCATTGGCATCAGCCGAGAAGGTGATCTCTGTCGGAGCTGCGTCGCGCACGAGATACTTCTGCACGCCGTCGCTAACAAGGAACGAGTAGAACACGAGCGTGTCGACATCGCCCTGTGTTGGCGACCAAGTCCACGAGTACGGCGAAGCCGTGCCGGAGGTGCTCGCGCCGATTGCGTCAAGGATCAGCGGCAGGGTGCGGAGCGATGCAGGACCCTCTGCCAAAGTAAGCACTGGTGCTCGTCCGGTGATCGTTGGTCGCCCAGCCTGAATGGCGGTGCGCTTGCCAACTGAGGTGGTCTCGCCCAAGTCAACGGTCACGCCCAAGTCGAGCGCGCCGATGGTCTCGTTGAACAGGACCTCGCCTGTCGCCGTGCCGATAGAAGCGGCCGTGCCGAATGAAGCCTGCGACGCAGTAGCGATCCGCGTCAGAGCCTTTGCGCCGATTGTTGCCATCTCTCGATCTCCTTGCTCTACGCGGTGAAGGCGACCGTGTCATAGACGGTCACTTCCGCAGTTGCTTCTACGGTCAGGTAGTCCTGATCGGCGTATGTATCTGTGCCGAGTGTAGTACCAGACACTGCGACCTGAACGGCGTTTCCACTAATGGTGACCGCTCCATCGAATGCAGTGCGAAGCCACGCGCGCCAAGTGTAGAGGTCGCGGTACTTGTCATCCATCCGTGGGATGGGCAGGAGGTAAACGCGAATCGCTACCGTGAGAACCGTGGTGCGGTTGCCGTTGCCGACGGTGATTGAGTCATCGCCTGGGAAGAGGATCGCCGCAGGTACGACCGGCAGAGACTCAGGAGGCGTGGCGTATGCCTTGCGAAGCGCGTAGCCAGTCGGCGGCGTGAGCGCCGTCAGCCGAGCTGCAATGGCATCAAGGATGGTCAGGTCGGTCATCGTGCCAAGCCGCCGCGCTTGCGGTACGGCTCAAGGATCAGCGCAGCCTCTGGGTGCAGAGCGCGGCTCATCCGCAGGATGCCGCCAAGGTCAGCCGATCCGATCACGCCGAATGGCGCGGTGCGGCTGTTCCAGACAGCGCCAGCCTGAATGATCTCTGCCTGTACGACGGCTGCCGGTACCGATGGGAAGCCGAACACGCCAGTCACCTTCACACCGAGATAGACATCCTTGGGGAAGTTGCGCGGCCAAGTGACGCTCGTGTCGATCTCGGTGTAGGGGAAGCCGTCCAGCGCAGCGTTGCGCGGAGCCAGCACATAGTCAGTGCCAGCGGTCCAAGTGGTCTCGTAGGTGCCGTTGGCATCGTCATCTGTCTGGAGCGTCGTGACGCTGACGAGATCATCGGTCAGCACATACTCGTAGTCTTCAGCCGTGTAGTAGCGCGTCTCGGTCGCGGTGCCGAATCCTGTCTTTCGGTCGCAGTAGAGATCGATCAGCGTGTCGGTAGCGTCCAGCACATTCTGGAGCGCACCGTCATCGGCGGTGTCAGCCGTGCCGATACCGACAGCAGCCTTGAACTGAGCGAGCGATGCGTAAGACATTAGCGGCCTCCAGTCAATAGCCAGGTAAGGGTTTCAGTTCCAGATGCTACCACCGCGTACAACTTGCCAGACTCTGGCAGCCATAGCGTAACGGTGTCACCCTTGTGCAACTCAAAGCCAGTTGCCGTAGTTACCGTTGCGTCACCGAGATAGGCGTTCACATTGCCATCAAAGTGCAAGCTGATCCACGAAGCACCGACCACGCCAGTGGTGATCAGCGTGGCGGTGGTGCCAACGGTGGTTTGTCCGCTAATAACGGTAGTTGCCATTTACTCCCCTTCAGGAGCCACGCTCGGCTCTGTTTGATTGATGGTGGCAGTCCTCATACCCTTTGATACTTTCGCGCGCTCTACGAGCCGCGTTGGTGCCTCTGCGTCGACATCTGCAATGCGCTCCGCCAGTCCGAATCCGATCAGGCTCTCCGCCTCTGCCTGTGGCAGGTCAACGATTGAGCCGGACGGATATTCGCCGCGGCGCTTGCAAAGTCGAACGAGCATTAGTTCTCCAATCTTGCGGATCAGGGGAGCCGCCGAAGCGACTCCCCTTCACCACTAACTAAACCTAGCTACTGACGGATCAGTTGCAGGCGTAGTACTTGACGGCATCAGCCTGGGCAAGCCCAGTTGCACCGCGAACCTCAACCTTGTACGAAACAAGGCCCAGATTCCACGCATACTCGCGGCTTACATCCACGCGGATGCCACCGACGAGCGCGGTCTTGATCTGCCCAAGGTCACCGAAGAGGATTGGCTTGGCATTGTCAGCAATGTCAGCAATCCCTGAAGCGGTGTAGACAGGCTTGCCAAGGAGGCGATCAACGCCACCCTGACCACCTGGCTGGAAGAGTGGGAGGCTGGACGATGTGATTCCAAGGATCGTTCCAAGGGTCGCATCGGACATCAACCAACCAGCCTTCGCGGCCGAGCGGTACTGCTGCTTCACAGCGTACTGAAGCGAGACCAGTTCCGCATAGGTCGGAACAAAGGTCGCGCCGGTCACGCCTGAACCAGCGGCGTTCACGACGGCCGTACCAGCGGCTGCGCCGTGAGCGATTGCAACTTCCTGACCAGCAGCGTCCGCAATGAACGCAGCGATGTCAAAGGCTGCATCCTCGACAAGCTCTTCCGAGACCTGCACGAGAAT